CCTATATGTTAAATATTATAAATGTATAAACTAACAAACCACCTACTATTAAACTAATACTTATTGTATCTCTAATCATTTGAAACCACCAGATAACCAATAGCAATAAGCAAACACTAAACCAAAACAGAAAGAAAAGCTTAGTACTAGTTCTATTATTATATTAGATTCCATTTGTTTTAATCCTTATTTAATTAATGATTAACTATTAGTTTATAGAAGTATTCTATTGAGTCAACAAAAAGATTTAACTAAATGAAAAAAAACAGACCACAAGAAAGACAAAGCTAAAAGAAAAAAGTAGCACCTTTATAAATCTATTGGTTTAGATATTATATCTCTTGCGATAGCTTATAAATAAAGGGCTTCTGGTGTTTGGTGTGTCAATTATTGTGACAAGGTAGCCACCCTATTGTTAAAATTTAGCCAATATAGAAGGGTACAAGGGGATTTTTGTAGCAGCATATCTACGTTAACCCTCTCAGATTTTTCTACTAAAATAAAAGAGGAGTAAGCATACCTATAGTTACTCTATAGTTACTCTATAGTTTACTTATAGTTCTACTATATTATTATCATCTTTAATTATTAATCTATAATCTTATCTATAGTTTAACTATAGGTTTATCTATAGTAGGTATCTTACCCCTTCTTCTTTATCTAATATGCACCCTATTATTTTTTCTTCTTAGAATTCATTATCTTTTTCTTCAGTGAAGGGGGTAGTGTCTTCTGTTTAGCATTAAGTTTCTTAGGTGGTCTACCTTTAGTACTTCCGTAAGTTCCTTTTCCCATTGGCATAATAGTTCTCCTTATTTTAAGTTAATCCAGTTTTCTTCTTTTCTCTTTCTTCCTATAGAAGCCTCCATAAACCTGTCTAGCTCTTCCTCTAGTAGGTCATTCTTGTGTTCACTCACAGCTTGCTCTATGTCTCTATCCATAGTTTCTACCCAGTAGGCTACAGCAATAGAGAAAGCATCAAGCCTATCGTCATGTATCAGACTCCCTCTGTCCCTCGTTAGTCGTGTCAACTGGTAGAACAGTTTATACTTCAGGGCATTCTCGTTGTTATAGTCGTCTGTAATCACCTTATCGTCCACTACAAGCCTGTGTTGGTTCAATATAGGCTCTAGGGTATCTATAATCCTCTTCTCCTTCTGTATGGAGTGCCTGACCTCTTCTATGGACACTGGGTGCACCTTGGTCAGCACAGGTTTGAGCAACTGGGTAAACATTCCGTCACCAAAGTTGCTCTCTACGATAATCTTATTGACGTTCTGCCTCTTAGCTACCTCTGTTAAAGCAGCTAAAGACTTCTCGTTGTATCCGTCTTGTGTCCCACCACATTCCGTAAGGTACAGCATCCCTTTCATCATCTTGACTACAGCGTAGGCACACTCGTCCTTTCCTCTTCCTGCAGGGTCTATACTCATGACTGCTCCATCCCATTCGGCAGTCTCCTGACTTATTATCATTGGGTTGCACCAGTAGTCTCCTTTTAGTCCTATATTGGGTAATTGTTTACATCCGTCTAGCTGTTCCTTACCAGAAGCCCACTGTACGTTCACAGGAGCTTGATTCCATGAGGAGCACCCAGACATCACTACAAAGTCATTAAGCTTTAAGGGGTACTTGTCAGCGTCAGAAAGACTAACATCCAACATAAATTGTAGAGCAAATCCACTTCTACCATAAGAAGCCTCTCTTTCTAATAAGTCATCTTCATCAAATCTTAATGGGTCTGTAGGTTGTCCTGACTTGTCTGCAGCATCGGCTATGACAGGGGCTAATTTATACCCCATAGCCACCTTCAGACGCTCATCAGGGTAGCGTGAAGTCCATATCCTAGTCTTATAGCCTCTTTCATCTAAGAGGTTGTATATGGACATCTCTGTTTGTGGAGTTCCCAGAAAGACAATCCTTCCGTTAGGCTTAATAATAGCCTCAAATTCCTTAATGGTTTCTGCCAGTTTGTCTCTCATCATCTGAGTCATAGAGTTATTGGCAGATTCAACGTCATCAGCAATGATTAAGTCGGCTCTAGACCCTGTAAGTTGCCCTGTAATCCCTAGAGACTTAACACTAGGGGCATGAGAGGCTTGTGCAGGGGCTACATCAAAGCTTATCTTTGACATCCTCTGTCCATCTCTGGGCTTCAGGTGGGCTAATAGAGGCATCTCATGGATTAACCTCAGTGTAAAAGTACTGAAGTCATCTGCCCTAGTCTTAGAAGCAGAGACAACCAGTATGTTTTTCTGTGGGTTAATTAAAAGTTGATGGCAGACATAGGCAGAAGTAATCCAACTCTTGCCTACACCTCTAAAGGCTTCAATAACAACTCGCCTCCCTGCGTCATTCTGAAGGAAATCAGATATGTCGTATTGTATAGGAGTAGGGGCAGGAAGGTTGAGATGCTTCCAAGTTACATATAGGAAGTTTTTGAAGTCCTTTAGTTTTCCTAAAGTCTTCACCTTAGAAGGGGGAACTGAAGAATGTACCCTTGAATGGGAATACTTCAGAGTATGAGTCAGTGATATCGGTGTTGTATCCTAGAGCCTTTAGCTCCTCCTTCACCATCTTGTCAGCTTCTTCCCTAGACTGTAGGGCTGCTCTAAGGGCTGCTGTTTTCTTCTCTCTATATTCCTTCTTCTTTTTCATTAGGTCAGCTTCTAGTTCTTTTAGTTCTGAAGCTAAGACTTCTAGGTCTTGATGTTCTGTCATGTAATCCTCGTACTAATTATCCTCTCAGAGGCGAAATAAAGCCCACTGAGCAGGGTTAAGTTGTTTTTAGGTGTGTGCCTAGCTAAAACTAGTTAATGCTCTCTGAGTCCTCGTCAAATGGAAGCTCGTCTAATAGGCTTCCTAGAGCATTTGAATCTGTAGGCATGGCTATGATGTCGTTATCCTTCAAGAACTGTCGGATAACATTGAGGTCTGAAGCTTTTACTTCAGGGTCACGTAGTCTTTCTAGTAGTGTTTTTCCTAGTTCTTCATGTAGGTTAGTAAATAGTTCAGTTAAATCTTTTGACATTAACTTTTCCTTTTGGGTTTCTTAGCTGTCTTGGCTGATTCTCTAAAATTTTTAGCAGACGGAGCACCTTTTGACCCTGCTTTACGCATCTTCTCTCCAGAACCTGCTGCTATTCTCTTTCTCTTAGCGTGAATGTTTGCATATAAACCTGTTTTTGCCATTAAGCACTCCTTCTTGATTTTGAGCCACTACATTTCCACTTTTTTCTTGATAAACGTAATGGACTGTTAGGGTTTTTAGCTGCAGAAGGACTTTTCTTCATTTGTCCTGCAGACCTAGCACAGTAACTATCTCCCTTCTTAGTTCCTGGGGATATACTGTATCTTTTGTCGCCATACCTTACTGTTTTACCATTAACTTTTTTTACATACTTTTTGTTACCTGCATATGCCATCTTTATTGCACCCTATTATTATTTTTTACCACCAAACATTTTGGTTGCTCCTTTGATTCCAAATGAGGCACTTACGATTATTCCTAACGTATATTTGTACCAGTCAGGTGTCATCGAGAGTGCATAGAAGCCTCTTTCTACGTAATCTACAGTAAAAGGTAAAAAACAAAGCAGTAAGGGTATAGAAAAAAGTATGGTTAAATATTCGTCTTTCCAAGACCCTCCAGAATTTTTTACTGCTTGTATATCCCACTCTACCTCACCTTTAATTTGTTGTTCCATCAGTGATGTTTCAGCTTCTATTTTCATTAGCTTTTGTTTAGCTTTAGCCTTCTTAGTTTCTATATAACCTGAAACTGCATCTCCTGCAATACCTGCAAGGCTCTGTAGTAAAATATTTATCATGTATTTGTACCTCTAACACACTTAAAGTGTAATGCTCTCCATGTAGGGGCATTCCTAACTATTGCCTGTTGTAATTCATAGGCTCTAGCTGCACATTGGTTAAATGTTCTATATAAATTTTTTTCATCAACCATTTCTATACAATTTGTTGGGTTCATAAAGTTACAAACCAATACTATTGTTTTAAGCACTTAAATCTCCTCTTAAATATAAAATCCAAAGAATAAGAATACCTAAACCACTAGTAAACACTATAGATGTCACTACTATTTTCTTTATTAAATCTACTCTTCTGGCTCTTTCTTGTAATTCTCTGTTTATTCTTGCTCGTTCAGAAGCAATCTCTGCCTGTAGTCTTTCCCATTGTCCCATAGTCCCATAAAGCATGAAGATACTTCTTAGTTCATCACGCATCTGATTCATTTTTTCTTTTTTAAAATGCTTTTCGATAGCAGAGTCTTCAGCTACAGAAAAACGACTGCCTTTCTTTCTGTTTTCTCCGAATTGTAACTCTGCTTCCCCTTTAGCGTAACTGGAAATTGCACCAGACAAAGACCCTAAATCTTTCCCCATCTCTACTGCTTTTTTTATTGCAGCGTGACCTGCACTTACAGCAGCGAAAGCAGATATAGGGTCAATCATGGGAATACCTTTCTATAATTTCATAAACACGGAGGATGCTAGGGCGATTATTACTAAAGTAGACCCCATAATCATGGCTTCTAATCGCCACAAACGCTTATCTAAACTGGTTAACCTTTGTTCAACTAATTGGTAACGGAGAGCACATTCTTTTTCGTGAGATTCCAGTTCCATTTGTACTTTTAGTTCTGGCTCTACACTCATTGGGCTATCTCCATTAGTGTCATTGATGATAATTCGCCATCAGCTTGAGCAGATACATAACCATCTCCATATTTTGATGCTTGTACTTTATAAGTTATAGAACTTGTGGTTGAAGGACTATCAAGTAATATTATTGTGTTATAACCTCTCAAATCATTTTCATTTCCATCAGCATCATAATGGTAAAAAGCGTAATGTGTAGCTGATGTATAAATTGCTGTAGTATCTCTAAAAAACTTAAACCCAGCACCTACGTTTGGATTTCCACTGCTATCATTTAATCTTATATATTGTGTTGTAAAAATATGAATTTTACTTGTACTAAATTTTGGAGTTATGGAACAAGTCAATCCAGTGTCAGAAAAAGTGTTTGCTCCTACTGGAGAATTTCCAGAATTACTTATAACAGTTTGTGTTGAATAATTATTATAAACAGTTTGCACCACAGACCCAGAGGGCATTGCTGCGTGATTTAATGTTGTTAATGCCATCTGTTTAGACTCCAATGCTGTTAGCTTTATCTCTTGCTTTACGATTCTTGTAGTCACTCCTTGCTACTACCAACTTTACAAAGTCAGCCTGATTGCTTGGGATTGGGTCAGTAAAAGAACTGTCGTTCATTAACTTTGCTGTCCATTCTGTTTGCATCCTCTTCCAAGCATTGTTTATTTTACCTGTCATTGCGTCTTGCACCCATGTGTTTATATCAAGCAAGTCATTATTTAATATAGACTGTTGAGTGTCATCGACTTCTATTTTTAGTGTAAGTTTTGCCATTGTTACCTCCTTTAAGATATGTTATTTCGCATTGGCATATTAGGCTACTAGATAGCCTGAAAAATAAGATTCTGTATCTACATCTGTTTGAGATGCACCTCCAAATTGGTAATATTGTAGTTTAGCAGTATCAGCAGCATCCATGTCTGCTAAAATACTCAAACTTATAGTAAGAGATGCTGTATCAGAATCACCATAATCAGGGTCAAATCTAACTTTATAAGCTTTATTACTTGTTACCATTTCAAAATCATAAGAAGTCACATCAGTATCTGTGTTTTGTAATCTTATAACATATTGTAATTGATATTTTCCAGTTACTGGTGCAGTAAAAATTCCACTACTATTGTTGTAGTCTCCATTGGTATCAAATCTTTCTGTACCAAAAACAAGAGTTGTATTTGATGCACCTGATACGTTGAGATTTTCTATATCTGCAGATGGTACAGCTTGAAAAGCAGGTTGTAGTGGCTTAGTGATGTGACCATTAGCATCAATAACAATAGCCGTTGTACCATTAGTTGCTCTAATAGTACCAACATCAAGGTTGCCAGAGATAGCTATATTTGTGTCTAATTTAGCTGAAGTCACAGACCCATCTGTAGGTGTAATTACACTACCTACATGACCTAATACTCTAATGTAATCTATTGTATCAGAACTACTTAATGTTGCCCCTACAGTTAAACTACTTCCGTTAAGTGACATTGAGGATGGTTTTTGTACCACACCATTAATAGAAACTATAAGATTATTTACAGTTTCAGGCTTATAGTTTGCCCCATTGTATTGCAATGTATATGTATCGGTTGCAGAAGCTGTTAATGCGTCTAGCTCTATGAATTCCCCAGAGCTTGGGGCTTTACCTATGTAGGGCATTAGTCAGCCTCCTGTATAGTTAACGTGCCTTCTTTTACTTGTCGCATTATTTCTGCATAGGTTGTATTTTCTGGTTCTAGTGGTATCCATCTAGGTTTTCCATTAACCATAGCATGAAGTTCATTAAGAGTTTTTTTTGGGTTAGTAATTATTTTTCCCTCGTCATCTCTTAAATAAATATATTTTACATCTTTAATATCCATGATTTCTCCTATAGCTCTGCTTCAACTTCATAGTGGTATGCTGCTGTGTCATTAAGTGAAGTAACAGACATACCCCCAAATCCAGTTTGACCTATATTTTGAATAGTAGTTACATCTTTGTTAGATAAATGAGTAACACCAGTACTACAGTCAGAAATCTTGTCTACTGTTCCATTAAGAGAATATGGAGTAACATCTGGAGTAGTTCTCATAGTGACTGGAAAACGAGTTGCTAAGTCAGTTCTGTTAGAAACAGCATTATAATATCTACTAAATACAGCACCACCACTAGTATTTGAACCTGGAACAGTCTCATATCCATATGACTTTGCATAATAGCGTTGACACTTGAGCAACGTCCTCTCAAAAGGCTCATGCTCAAACTCTGTTGGGTTCTGCCCTACTTCTAACTGAACTCCTGTGATGAAGAAGGTTCTGTCTACACTGCTGTAGAATGAAGATATACCTACGGCTCTATTGCCATTTACCCTTGTCCCAAAAGTTTGTTGGAGCGTTCCACCATCGGCATTAAAAGTAGCACCTGCATGAAGAAATATATTTAAATCTAAACTTCTAGCATTATCGTCATCAAATGCTCCTGTTGTGTCTGCATCAAATATAAGTTCTACTCTTGTCCAATCTGTTGTAACATTAAATAACTTTCCTGCCGTTCTATCATTATCTCTGTCACGCAGTTCACAACAATAGGTGGCAGTCGTATTTCCTTTTACATAAAACGATACAGCAAATGGTTTTGCATCTGATGTCCCTTTTGCAAACCTTTGTAAATCTTGACCTTCTATTCTTTGTTGAAGTAGTAATTGCTCACCTGCTGCAATGGATGCGTCTGCTGTGGTGCAATCTAATTTTAAACTGTTAGCAAACCCACTAGGTGCAGAACTATCTTGTGACATTGTAAAACGTCCATCTGACGCATCTTTAGCAATGTTCCACCTATCACACACAAAATAACCATTAGAACCACCTAAACCTGTAGCTGACGTTCCTCTCTGTGCCACGTTCATTGCACCATTGATGATAAGATTGGATGGTTTAGGTTGCGAAATACTCGCAGGTAATATTTTCGATAATGCCATTTA